TTACAAAAGTTCGGATTACAAAGCGTCAAGCGTCAAGCGACAAGCGTCGTAACCGGTGGCACAGGGGGCCTGAGTCAGGCCTCCGGCTACCAGATTCCGGATTCTTTTGCCCTCATAAAGTTTTGGAAGCATGCAAGAGGCATCCAAAACCATAATAAATGTATTCTCAGGATGCTTCACATGGAAGGCTATTTGGTGTGGGGAAAATTTAATTTTATTTGTTTTTGTATACTTTAATTCAACAGTGAAAAAGTGGCCGCTATTATTATAGCCCAATAAGTCGGGAGTACCAGGAACACTAAGGTTTTCAATCCTAATCCAGGATATTTCAGTAAGATTTCTTTTAACTTGTGCATAAAATTTAGTCTCAGGTTTCATTGGTTTTTCACACAAACATGCTTAACCAATTTTTTTCAAAACCTTACCCATATTCCATGTTTCAGCTTGAACTGTGAAGACTAATCGATGTGACTCTTTAGATCCCAATAGTTTATTTTCAAGAAGTTGTAAAGAATTAATATCATAATATTTACCATCGGGTAAACAAACTTGAACACGAGCACCCTGTGCTGTTTCCTGTTTCAACATTTTATCTAGGACTTGTCTAAGTAATTTTCCTTGCATAATTTCTTTTTTAATATGGGGCCCCAGTATCAGTTGAGGGAGTAAATCTCAAGGTCGTAAGCCGAACCCCATATAACGGTAAAAACAAAACATTGTTAGGTTAACCAGAATACTATTGTTATAATATTTTACCCTAACAACAGTTGATATATTATTATTGTTGTGCTAAAAGTCAATAGAGGAACAACTATGACACAACGTGAAAAAGGTAGAACATTTGATGGTATTTCAAGACCTTCAAGTGATAATTACAGAAAAAACTTTGATAGAATATTTAAAAATCCTGTAGCAAAAGAAGTTAGAACACCAAAATTTAAATCAAAAGTAATAGAAGATAAAACTAAGTATAATAGAAAAAAAGAAAAAACTTTTCATGAAATGGCTATGGAAGGTTATGAATCAGAAAAAAAAATGTATGAGGAATAATGGGATTACCTAAAAAACTGACAGAACAACAGATTAGATTTGCTAATTTATTAATATCTGAAGAGGGTAGAAAAACTGCTACTCAATGTGCAATAGAAGCAGGTTATTCAAAAGAATCAGCAAGACACTCAGCTAGTGTATTACAAAATCCTAAACATTATCCATTAGTTGTTCAATATATTGGTGAACTTAGGACTGAATGGCAAAAACAATTTGAAGTTACTTTTGGAAATCATATTGCAGAATTAGCTAAATTAAGAAATGAAGCTAGAGATAAAAAAGCATGGTCAGCTGCAGTTAATGCAGAGGTAGCAAGAGGGAAAGCTGCAGGGCTTTATATTGAGCAAAAGATAATTCGAACTGGTAAACTAGAAGACCTGTCAACAGAAGAACTAGAATTAAGAATGAAACAAATAATTGATGATTATAGTCCAATACTAGAAGGTGTAGAATTTGAAGAGTTGAAAGAAAAAGTAAAAGAAACACCAAAAAGAAAAAAAACAGATTCATTAAATTAATTTATTTTAATTTTTTAATAGATTCAATTACAGCAGTTGGAATAATAGTTGTATTACCAATACTATCAAAGGTAGGCTTGTCTTTTGTTTTTATATAATCTGTGAATATTCTAGTAACACCATTTTTTTGACTTACAAGATAACCTTTTGATACACATGTTGGTAATTTTTCTTTATTTAAAGATTTAGTATCTGACCAGCCCGCATCACCTTCGATATCAAGCCATTCTATTTCTACAAATGGATATGCTTCAATTTTATTTCCTAAAGATTTTGTATTGAGAGGAATAGTTTTTCTATTTTTTTTCTTACGTCTCATTTGTTTTCTCCTTATACTATTTTTTAGCATACTTTTTTTATAAAAAAAGATAAAATACTATCTCTAAATTGGGTCTCTCAGAACAGAAATAAACGTTGATATATAACACTTTTTAAAAAGTGTATGTTCTAAAAGTGTTGATACACTTATGTTCTAGATGTTCTGAGCTGTAAACTGCATTTTATTCAATAATTTCAATAGTTTGTTCCATTGTTCCAATGTTCCAGTGTTTATAAAATTTAAAAAAAATAAAATATCATTTGCTAAAAATATACCTATGGGTGGAACATGAACCCTGGAGCCGGATGCCTGATACAAAGTAGTAAACATATATTAACTAGCTTCTTGCCCCACTTTGGACACTTTTTGGCCATAATATTCATCAACTCTTCTAAGCCATTGCCAAACATATCTATTAAACTCACGACCTTCAATTACAAATTTTTGAAATTGTTTGTCTTTAGTACACATTAAAACAACACCTTTGTTAATTTTACTACCATATACAGTGTTATGAGCCATGGCATATGCCACAAGTTGTACAAAATAATCTTCAACCCACTCACGTTTTTTAAATTTGTTAGATTGTTTAAAATCTACTATAGCTTCAGAGCCTTCATACACCCCAACTAGGTCAGTAGCCCCGGCGTACAGTCCAGGATAGTACAAAGCCACTTCAGACCCCCATATTTCGTCCATACAGCCCTCTAGACCCTCATTGTAAATAATTTCGGCCATTGCACCTGCTTGAACCCCAATATCGCTTAAATCAGCGTGTCTTGCCTCTAATAGATAAGACTCAATTATATGGTGCATAATTGATCCACGATTAGCTGCAGTGTTTTTAATGTGTTCAGCGTTGTCAGATCCAACTCTTTTCATCCAATTCTGTAAACTAGCTTTCTTTTCTTCAGACTGTGTAGCCTGTAAGATTGTAGTCACAGATGGTAGTTTCTCTTCATTAATAATATAATGACGTTGGCCTTCTATAGCTTCTCTTATTGTCTTAGGATACTTAAACTTTTTATTCCACTTTATCATCGATTGCTTTCTGTATGTTGTTAATAATTTTTTCAGATTTTTCTATAGCTTTTTCTGTTGCTTCAAACTCCATTTCACATTCTTTAACTAATCTTTTTAGTTCCCAATATGATTCTATTAAAAAGTTATAACCTTGCCATTTTAATTTTATAAAACCTATTGGATCTATTATAAAAGCTGCAGTTTGTGCTCCAATATGTACATACCATGGAAATTTTCTAATTTTAATAAATTTTTTTACATGTCTTACACAATCTTGATAATCTTTTGTTAGTGGAAGGTAGTAGTCTTCTCTAACTTCATCTAAATATAATTCAGCTTTTCTATTTTTTACAATTAAATCTAGTTTAATTTTGGATAAGTCTATTGTCATATTATATTAACCGCGATCCTTTCTTGGCATTTTCTTCTCCCCACATGGGTTGAAGGTTAGTGTAATGAAAACAAATTTCCTGTTGTTTAGGATCAGAAAAATCAAAATTAGCACAAGCTATTATATGATCTACATGCCAAACTCCGTAATTATCCCAATTCATTCCGTCTTCAAATTTATTTTCTAAATGTTTTTTTAACTGTTCTAAAGTACATCCTGTTAATTTTAATGTTGAATTTGATTTTTTGTGTTTTTTCAAAACAGTCCATAATCTACTTCTTAAATTTTTAATTAAACCATACGTAGGATCAATTTTTCTTTTATTTTTTTCCCAATTATTTAAATATTTTCTAATATGTTCCCTATTATTTTCTATAAATTTTAATTTTCTTATTCTTGCTTTTGCTTTATTTCCTGGTTTTTCTAAATATTTTCTGTGTAATTCTTTTATTTTTTCTGGATTTTTCTTTGCGTATTTTTTAGAGTGCTCTCTTTTACATAATACACATATTTTATAATTATAAGGACCAAATTTTTTACCATTTTTTTTTTTATACTCTGTTTTTATAACAAATAATTCACTATTATTTTCAGAATTTATATTATGTTTTTTACAATGTTTATATTTCATTTTCTATAACTTCAAATTTTCCATCTCTCCAAACAATAGCATGATTAGTATTTTTAATTATATTATATTGCCAAGACATAGCTTCAATAATTTTACCTCGTTTTAATTCTTTACCGTACTTAAAATTTTTTGATAAAGTTTTTAACTTATCAGAAGCTTCTCTTGGTATATTTACAAAATCATATTGTAATTTTCTAAAATGATAATCTGAATATTTTTTAGCAGGCATTATTATCTTTCGTAGATTCTCTTAGTTTCTTTTGTAAGAATACTTTTTGTTTTTGAAGCATTCTAATTTTACTAATAAGACTTTTAACTAAATCTCTAGTTAATAAAGAAGATTTTTTATATAATATTCTTTGAATTTTATTTTGTTCTTTTACTTTATCTAGTTCCATAGGTATTGCTCCTTCACTATTACACATTGGACATTGAACTATTCCATCTCTTTGATCTTCCACTGATCTCTTTATCTTTATGTAGCCATTCCCCTGACATCGCGGGCATACTCGTTTCCCTTTTTTCATATTTCTCCTTTAGTTTTTCTATTGCTTTAAATACTTTCTTTTTAACTATCGAATGTTCTAACTGAGCAAACTCACATATTAATTTAAAATCTTCATGGTGAAACCACATTTCTTCTAAACAATATGCTTTTCTATTCCATTGATATTGAAGTTTCTTTTTTTTAATAAGATCTTCAATACCTACAATTAAAACATTACGCCATAAATCTCTAACAGGATCTTTTTTTTCGTAGAGATTAACTGTTTTCAGTCTTTCTAAGTTTACCATTTAGTTTTCTCGCTTTCTCATTTATTAATATATCTAAAGCTTTTGCTCTAGACACTGATACTTCAGGAACAATAATTTTCCTAATGCTGTCTAACTTGTCGCAACTATCATGTGACAGTGCTACAGATTTATATTTTCTTATATCCATTTTTATGTTACTTTCGTTTGTATTTTATAAATAATAATATAAGATAGTTATATTTAATTACAAGGGTTAGTCAATGAAGTTTTTTTTAACATTATATATATGTTCAGTTGTGTCGCAACAATGTGCTGAAGTTCCATTTGAAAAACATGAATACAAAAGGTTTTATGGTACACATTATGCCTGTGTTCAAAAAGGACTCGGTGAGTCTTATGGTATATTATTTGATGGCGATTTATTTGCAGCAGATCAAGTAGAGTCTTTAGAATTATATCCTAAATTTATGTGTGAAAAAACAGATAATAAGCAGAAGACAGACAATGAACAGAAGCCTGAGGCCTGATTCTTTTAGCCTTTACCTTGGCCTTTATAACGCTTAGTACGCTTCTGTCTTTTTTCGTTTTTATTTAATGATTTTTTATGTTTTCGAGGTCCTCTTTTTTTAGGCTGATCTCTAGTTTCAAATGATTTAAATTTTTTAGCCATTATTTAATATAATTTTCTTTAATCCATTTTTTATCAGAAGCATCTAATCTTAGATATCTAATTCTACCATTGATATGTTGTTTAGTATCATGACCACAATTAGTACATCTGTAAAATTCTGAAACAATCGCAACTAAAATAGTTTCTTCTTCACACTCTTCACATACACCATGTACTGTATCTATTTTTTGAAATAATTTTATCGTTTTCTTATCTATTATACTCATATCAAATCTACTGCTTTTCCTATAATTGGTTTGTATTTAGTTTTCTTCTCTTCTCTGTAGGCTCTAATGTATTGATGTCTAGGATGAAATGGTACATAACTTGCATGAATCCATCCGCTGTTGGGTTGTCCAGGTGTGTAATACTCGAGAATCAGCTGATCCGTCTCAAGGTTTTGTTTTATCCAATCAGCAACTTCAGCATTGTCAACTCCAAGACATTCAAAATCAACCGCCTCAGCTTTGCAGTGCTGCGAATTAATTGAGCTGCCAATTGCAATACAAAGTTCTGGTGAACGGTATCCTGACGTCACCTTAACTCTACCAAATTGATCTCGTACCGGCTGTAAAATATTTTCACACAGCATTTTTAATTTATCTATTTGATCAGCGTTAGGTTCGTTATCAATACCCCTACGTATAGCTGTATCTGATTTGGTTAATTCTTGAAGGGAAAAATTTCGACTAAGATTCATTTACAATTTTTTTAATAGCTTTAGATCCATCTATATTTTCTTCTAGTTCTGCTTTTACTTTTCCGCATTTGTATTCAATATTATCACTTGCATCACGTTCTGCAACCCTCTTTCCTTTAAGACAATCACTCATTGCAGGCTGTATTCTATGCTCTGTAAGTTCTCCTGCTACAAACATACAAAGAGCTACTACACTACTGATGACCGTTTCCATTTTGTCTTACCTTATCTTTTAGTTCTTCAACATCGTTTAATGCTTTTTCTAATTGTGCTTTTAAAAATTCTATATTAACTTTGTTAGTCATATTTTGCTCTTGAGTTATTTCAAGTTTTTCTGTTGTCTTATATAAATCTTCTATTAACATATATTGTTCCTGGTCTGTTGGTAACTGTTCTGACTTCTTGAGTAAGTCTGCTTGAAACAATTCTCTTGATGTCTCTAACGATGTAAGCCTAGCAGTTACTTCTGTATACGCAAAGACACCCATAGCAACAGCTACAACGATACCAATCATATTTTTCATTGGCATACTCACTGATGTGTTTTCAGATATTTTCATAATGGTGCTATTAAAATTGTTAATAAAATAAATGCAATAATGATACTTCCTGTAAAATAATAGTTCATATTAGCACACTCCATATTAATTATCTTCACTTAAATTACTACGCATAATTAAAAAATTTTTAAAATCTTGTTCCATTTGTTTTATTTTTTCTTCCATTGTTTTAAGTTTATCGTTTGTAACAATAGTATTACCTTTGTTGGTTTCAATATTTAACAATAAATGACTTTGATTTTCCTGTATTCTAGCGATGTATCCGATTTGATTTTTTAAATCTGTTTTTTGTATTTTCTCAATTGCTGCTTTATTTTGATTGATAGTTTCTGTTAAAGATACAATATACCTAACACCTGTAAAAGTTCCGACAATAACTGACGCAACTACAGGAACCATGACTATATTTTTCTTTAACAGATCCACTAAGTTCATTATTTAAACCAGTTTAAAATTCTTTTCCAAATTTTTTTTAATGCATCTACTTCTTCTTGATGTTCACATGTAGAGCAACCACAACCATTACCTGCTTGGCATATGTCATTACAATGACAATCGTGTTCACAAATTATACAAATCATTTTTTCTCCTCAATATTATAAAACATTTTATCAGAATCTTCTGTTATCCAATCAGATCCTTCACAGTCCCAGTATGTATTTTGTACACTATAGTCGGGCCAATCATTATCTGTAGTATAACTATTAACATGCCAAATGATTCTGTTATTTGGCTGAGCGGCATAATTACCGTTTTCTAATGCAAGTATGTGTGCACACTTGTGTTCTTGTGGAATTTCAGAATGTTCCGTATTTAGTATATTAGTCTCTGGATGAGCCCAGTCAACTGTAAAAAGATATTGACCTGGATAAAATTTTTTGTCTTTTCCTAGATATTTACCATTTATACCAGCCAGCCAATCAAAACAATGCACACTAGGATAGTAACTAAAACTATTCCACAATTGGAGTTCATCCAATCGCATATCTGGCACTTGATCTCTTTCATATTCTTTTTGAAAAAAAGCCGAGATAGGTAATCTCCAAAAGCACGCACCGTTGGGTAACATAATATTAAATAAGAGTGCACGACCTGAGATAGAGCTAATACCAAAGATAACACATTCACTAAATTGTCCTTTATTTTTCTTAAGATCATAAAGATATTCCTTCCTTATTTTACAATAAATTGGCGGTATATTAGCATTTAAATAAGACATAGTACATTATTTTATTTCACCCCAGTTAGGTCCAGATTCATAATCTACTTTATTAGGTACCTTTAAGTCAACTGCATTTTCCATTATATCTTTTATTTTTTTAGCTTGACTCTCTGATTCAATAGAGAAATCTAATTCATCATGTATTTGTATATGACCTATTAAACCTTCTTTATATAAATTAATCATAGCTCTTTTAGTCATATCAGCTGCACTACCTTGGATTAATTTATTTAATGCTTTGTAAGTAAAAGCTCTACGTGATGAATTATTATGCCAATAGTTTTTTTGTTTATTACCATCTTTGTCTTTAATAAATTCTCCATCTTCATTTTTTATATATGGACCCATTTCTTTTAATTCTAACATAGTGTCATGATCTTGAGCAGGAACAAAATGTCCCCAATCAGAACCTCTAAGTATTGGTTCATACTTAGGAAATCTACAACGTCTACCTAGTAAAGTTTTTATTTGTCCTTTTGATTGAGCCGCAGACATAACTTCATTCATTAGCTGTTTTACGAATGGAACTCTACCATGATAAGTATTAAATAATTCATCTGCTTTATCTTTTGAAACATTTAATTCGTTCTGAAGTTTTGCTTTACCCATTCCATAAAACAAACCTAAGTTAATTGTCTTAGCTTCTTTTCTATCTATCTCTGCCATGTCAGCTACGATTTGATGAAAGTCTGTTTTAGGATCTTCTTGATATGCTTCTGATATTGGAGTTGCTGAATCTAAACCAAATCTTAAAGCATAGTGTGCAACTAAACGTGGTTCTTGTTGTGAGTAGTCAAATGTACCCCACTTACAACCTTCTTCAGGTATAAATAAACTTCTAATTAATGGGCCTGTATCTGGATCACGCGCCGGAATCTGTTGTAAATTAGGATTTGCATATGAGAATCTTCCCGTAACTGTTCCCCCATCATCAGATCTAATTTGATTAATGTCTGCGTGTATCCTACCTAAATGTGAATGATTTAAAATAGTATCTATAAAAGTTGTACTAACCTTGTTTATTTTTCTAGCTTCTGCTATCATACGAACCACAGGATGACTATGTGTAGAAATAAAATTTTTAGTAAATGAAGGAGAGTCAGTCTTTTCAGTTCGGCTATAAGGTAGCTTCAGTTTTTCAAAAACTTCTGCAATCGATCTTGCAGCCCATATTTGAGTATCTATTCCTGTTTCTATTTTTATTTGTTGTAATAGGTTTTGTTCTTTTACTGCCATTACTGTTTTCAATTGACTGGCTTTCTCGATATCTACCCGAACACCTAGGTGGCGCATATCAACTAAACAAGGAAACAGATCAGTCTCGAGATTAAATATATCTTGAAGATCATCTTCAATAATAATTTTTTTTAAGTGATGCCATAATAATAAAGTTAATTCAGCATCTTTTTCTGCGTATCCACCTACTTCACTTGCAGGTAGTTTCCACATTTCTGCTTTAGGATCTAAACCTCTTTCTTTAGCTGCTTTAGTTAGTAAAGACTCATTCTTACCTTGTTTTAAATAAACCCAAGACAAAGAGTTTAATGAATATTGAAATCTATTTTCATCAATAATAGATGCTGCAATCATTGTATCTATAATTAAACCATTAATTTTAATTCCTAAATTCTTAATCCAACACACATCATACATAGCATTGTGAAATATTTTTGTAGCAGGTGATTCACATACGTCTGTAAACCAATCTAAAACTTTTTTACGATCCATGTTTGGACCTTCACCATGTGCAATAGGAAAGTATGCTTTATAACCATCTACAGCTACAGCTATACCTACAACTTCGCCACTACCTTTAATGGCCCCTGAACCCAGTTTCTTTAATTCTGGATCTCTTGTCTCCAAATCAATTGCAATTTCTTCTGCTTTTCTTAAATCAGGAAACTCCGTAGGTGCTACCCATTCTGTAGTTGGCATCAACATTATTTTTTCTTACCTGTATCTTTCATCTTTTTAATTTCTAATTCACAGTAATGAATTATCTTCTCTATATCTTGTATTCCATTTTTATTCAAGTATCTACAAACGTACTTCACAACGTTCCCTTGAAAAAATGAGAGATCATTTTTAGAAATAAATTCATAGGGTTGAATATGAAAGTCTTTATAGTGACTCCCACCTATCTGCTTATCTTGTGGAAATGATTTATCAAACATATCTTTATTACTCATATTTTTCTCCTTTAAGTTATTTGTGGCAGTAGTTGGTTTAACGGCTTAAAAACAAATGGGGTCCGCGAACCGAACCAACGTCGCCCGCTAGAGCAAGATGCTGCCACCCACCCCATAGGAAATGTCGCTACCCCGTTCTGTTTACACTGTTGTGTAATTCTATAATTTGTATGCATTAACTTTTTTCTTAGCTTTTAATTTATATAAATTATTTCTAGCACGTGTGATTCCTACGTACCAAACTCTATGTTCTTCATCACTTTTGTTTTTACTCTTACGAACTGCTTTTTTAATTTTGTTTGGTTGGTCTAAACAAAGTATTACATTGTCTTGTTCACCACCTTTAAATGCATGTATAGTTGATATAAATATTCTAGCAGGTAAATCTAAATCTTCTCCATTTTCCATCATCTCTTTAATGTATTCCTTATCTTCATATTCAACCTCTTTGAATGCATCAAACCAATCTAAATCTGGTTCCCAATCTTCCATTTTTTTTCCAATGTATTCTTCAATATCTTTCCATTCTTTTTCATCTAATATCTTTCCTCTACACCAGGAGTTATAATTAATATGTGCATTGTATACCCTAACTTTAAAAGATTTTTCTTTCTTTGTCTGATAATATAAATTTCTTTCTCTTAATTCTTTTTTCATACTAACTAATCTACTAATGGTTCTAGTTAATATAACCCATCTTTCTTTTGTTAAATCTACGTGATCTAGATTATTTATATACTCACATTCACCTTCATAGTCTCTTGGGTAATAATCTTTTTGTTTTCTTAATCCTTCTATTTTTTCAATAGGTATTTCTGATTGTTCCTGAACTGATCTAGATATTCTTTTTGAATACTTTAAAACTTTTTCTTTATCAGATTTTTGACTTATAAATCTATCTACATCAGCACCAGCCCAAGCAAAAATAGCTTGATCATCATCACCTGCTAAATAAATATCATCAGTATGTTCTTTTAGTTTATCAAATAATTTCCATTGTAATGGTGATAAATCTTGAGCTTCATCAATAAATATAACTTTAAATTTAGGTAAAGATTCTTTTTCAATTAATTGTTTTATCATGTCATTGAAATCTAATTTCTTTTTTACTCTTTTGTATTCTTTCAAATTGTCATCAATTGTTTTTAGTATTTTCCATTTAATTTCTTTTTTATTGTGTTCTCCTCTATCATATTCATCTCTAATACTAATATCTCTATTAATTGCTCTACCAATCATTTGAAAATATGGACTGTCGCAGTTTAGATAATTAATATCTTCCTTATTATACTTGTCGTAATATTTTACTTTAACACCTATCTCTTTACCTATTGCTTCATAGTCTGATGGTTGCATAACTTTTCCATCATTTAATTCTAATTGATCGTATGCAAATGAATGTATTGTTCTAAAGTATGATAGTTTATCATTGTCTGCAGGCATTCTATCTCTTGCTTCACCTGCAGCTTTTTTAGTAAATGCAAAGTATGCAATGTTATCTAAAGGTGTACCTATTCTAACATAAGCTTTAGCTCTACTAATTAGTCTGTATGTCTTACCTGTACCTGGTGGTCCATAAAACTTATATATC